GCCCCCCCCCCGGCGCCCCGGGACCCGGAGGTGTGCTCGTCTCGGACAGACCGGGAGGGGGATGCCGGGCGGGAAGTCGGGTGAGTAGCCCCGGCCGGACGCGGGCCGCCCAGGTCTGCAACATCCCCGGCTGCCCCAGCATCGCCGTCAGGGACGGCCGCTGCCCCACCCACCAACGACCAGCATGGCAAGGCTCAGCTCAACACCGTCGAGCGCTCGGCCATGACCGCAACAAATGGAAGACCCAGCGCCGTCAGGCTCGAGCTCGTGCCCACCACCGCTGCCAGGCCTGCGGCACCCGCCTGCAACGGGGGCAAGGCGCAGTCGATCACATCCTGCCCCTGGCCGACGGCGGCCACACTGACCCGCGCAACCTGCAGCTGCTCTGCGACCGATGCCACCACGAGAAGACGACAGCAGAACAGAAGACACGACGGTCGACGTGACCGGCCGCGTGGAGATCGAATGGCATCACGACTCGGTCGAGATAGCGATCGTCACCGCAGACGACGAACGGTTCTATCTCGGTGATGTGCTCGAGCGGCTCGACCGTCGCATCGTCCGTGTCCGTGTCGACTTGCTCGATTGAACGGGACCGATGACTGCTCGGTCGGCAACAGGACGATCGTCTGCGGCGGGGGAGGACCCCCCTCGGGGGCGTGCCGCACCCCCGGCGGGGTCAGTAGCTGTGGAGAACAGCGCGTAGTCTGAAGCGCACGGATGGCAGCCCGGCCGCGACTTGAGGAGGCGATGATCCCGGGGTTGGCGATCTCGGTGGTCATGGATCCGAAGCAGGAGGCTGCCGGCCGGGTGGGGGTGCATCCGATGACGTTGCGTCGTTGGTTGCGCCGCGGCCGGGAGGAGCCGGAGAGCGTGTACGGCCGGTTGGTCAGGGCGGTCGAGGAGTTGGAGGCGTCGAGCCCGGGGCCGTTGTCGGAGCCGGAGCTGGTGGTGTTGCTGGAGCGGCAGGCGCGGAAGGGGCATGTGCGGGCGATCGAGCTGTTGTTGCAGCGGCCGTGGCAGCGGAAGCAGGAGCCTGCCGTGTCGGGGTCGAAGATCGACGAGTTGGCGTCGCGTCGTGCCCGGCGGGCTTGACGAGTTCGACGAGTTCGAGGAGTTCTGTGCTGAGCTGACGTTGGACTCCGGCGCTCGGCTGTTGCTTGAGCCTTTTCAGCGGGAATTGTTGGTCGGGTATTTCGCCGGCACCCGGGAGACGTTGATCTTGCTGCCGAAGAAGAACGGTAAGACGACGTTGTTGGGCGCGTTGGCGCTCTTCCACCTGTTGGTGACGGCGGATGCGGAGTGTGTGGTCGCGGCCGCGTCGCGGGATCAGGCGACGATCCTCTATGACCAGGCTGTTGGGTTCGTCCGCCGGTCCCAGTCGTTGGGGCGTCATGTGTTGATCAAGCGGGGGACGCGGGAGCTCCGGTCAGCCGTGGACGCGGGCCGGATCCGGGTGCTGGCCGCTGATGTCGACACCGCTGACGGTGTGATCCCAACACTCGCACTGGTGGACGAGCTGCACCGGCATCGTTCCGCTGACCTGTACGGGGTGTTCCGGGACGGGCTGCCGGCACGTCGGGGGCGGATGATCACGATCTCGACGGCCGGCGATCATGATCAGACACCGCTGGGGTTGATGCGGCAGCAGGCCCGGCGGCTGCCCTACCAGCATCGTGACGGCCTGCATCTGGAGGCCCGCTCGCAGGATGGGGCGTTCGTGATGCATGAGTGGGCGCTCGACCCGGAGGATGACTCGGACGACATGGGCACGGTCAAGCTTGCTAACCCCGCGTCGTGGCAGACCCTGGGGCTGCTCGCCGAACGCCATGACAGCCCGAGCATGCTGCCCTGGCAGTGGAAACGGTTCGCCTGCGGCTTGTGGGTGGGGGCGGAGAACTGGTGGTTGACCGGGGAGGAGTGGCGGCAGCTGGAGTCTGGGGAGCGGCTCGAGACCGGTGACGAGATCACGGTCGGTTTCGACGGTGCCCGCTATGGTGACGCGACCGCCCTGGTTGGTTGCCGGGTGCGGGACGGGCTGCTCGAGCTGCTCGGCTGCTGGGAGGCTCCCGAGGGCGCCGGTGACTGGGAGGTCGACCCGTTGGCGGTCGATCTGACGGTGGCCTCGGTGATGGAGCGCTTCCGCGTACGGCGCGGCTACTTCGATCCGCCTTTGTGGCAGACGCAGATCGACGAGTGGGCGCGCGAGTACGGTGAGCCGGCGGTGATGCGCTATCCGACTGCGAGGGCGAGGATGATGCTCGCGAATGATCGTTTCCGCACTGACCTGGCCGGCGGCCAGGTGCTGCACGTCCCGGATGAGCGGTTGGACCGGCACATGCTGAACGCTCAGGTCAGGGAGACCCGGGGCGGCTACTGGTTGACGAAGTCACGGCCCGGGTCGCCGGACAAGATCGACGCCGCTGTCGCTGCCGTGCTCGCTTATGAGGCTCGGGCTGACGCGCTCCAGGCTGAGCCCGTCCGGGAGCCTGGCCGGCTGCTCACGTTCTGATCGGCAAGGGTACTCTGCGCCGATGGCGCTTACCGCCGCCCAGCGGAAGAAGCTGCCGAAATCGGCGTTCGTGTACAGCTCGGGGCCGAGGTCGAACTGGCGCTATCCCGTCCCGACCAAGGCCCAGGCTCGGAAGGCCGGGATCAGCGAGAAGGAGCGGGTGAAAGTGCACCGGGCGGCGAAGTCGTACGGGGCGCGCAAACAAACCCGTGGCAGCTCGTCGAAGATCAATGCGGTCGTGCATAAGCGTGGCCCGCTGAAGCCGTCGGGGCGGAAACGCAAGTCCACGAGGGGCAGCAGCCGGAAAGTCGCGGGCAAGCGCCGGTAATCCGTTTATTCTTCGGGCGGTGACGGTCGCGCCCGAAGCATCAACGGCGGTCGCGGAGAGCGAGGACGTCGCCGTCGCGTTGCGGGACAGCCTGCTCGACCGCCTGCGGGCGCAGCGTGAGTACGCGCTGCCGTTCTACGCCTGGTACTCGGGGCAGCAGCCGAAACCGGCGGTGCAGGCCCGCTACCGCCAGGCCTACGAACTGCTCCTGGACATGTCGACCCGCGGCTGGGCTCGCCTTGTCATCGAGGCCATCTCCGAGCGGCTCGAGATCCAGGGTGTCCTGTCCGGCGCCGGTGACGAGCAGGTGGAGCAGGACGCCTGGCGGATCCTGCAGGCCAACCACATCGACGCCGACCAGCGGCTCGTGCACCGTGAGGTGCTGATCGCCGGCCGTGGCTACGTCGGCGTCAGCGACCTGGCCGGCGAGCCGCGCCTGACGCCGGAGAGCATGCTGCAGGTCACGCACGCCGCCGCCCCCGGCGACCCGCGCCGGATCGTGGCCGCCCTGAAAGTGTTCGTCGACGACCTGGCCGGCGAGACACGGGCCGAGCTGTACACGCCCGCCTCCGTGTGGGTCTGGCAGGCTGACGTGCCCCACCAGGGCGCCGGGTTGCGCTACACCGTCGACGAGTGGAACGGTGCCCAGGCCTTGCGGGCCGACAACGAGCTCGGCGTCGTCCCCTTCGTCCCGTTCGAGAACCGCCCTTTGATCCTGGTGCCGGGCCGCTCGGAGCTGCACGAGTTGACGCCGATTTTCCGGTCGATCGACTTCATGATCATGAACCTGCTGCTCGCCACCGAGACGGCCGCCTTCCGGCAGAAGTGGGTGACCGGCCTGGAAGTCCCGAAAGACCCGGCCACCGGAAAGGACGTCGAGCCGTTCAAGGTCGCCCTCGACCGGCTCTTCGTCGGCACCTCCCCGGACATACGGTTCGGGAACTTCGACGACTCCGACCTGTCGCAGTACATCAAGGTGATCGACTCGTTCGTGGCCGAGCTGGCCGCCATCTCCCGGGTGCCCGCCCACTACCTGCTCTCGCAGACGCTGGCGAACCCGCCGAGCGCCGAGAGCCTCGTCGCCGGCGAGTCCGGCCTCGTCTCCAAGGTGCAGGACCGTCAGGCGCAGTTCGGCGAGAGCTGGGAACGGGTGACACGCATTGCCCTGGCGATCGCCGGCGCCGAACCGGAGGCCCTCGAGCTGCAGGTGCTGTGGCGTGACCCGGCGCAGCGCTCGCCGGCGCAGACCGCGGACGCCGCCGTCAAGCTGCAGGCGATCGGCGTCCCAACGGAGGCCCTGTGGGAGTACGTCGGCTACACGCCGCAGCAGGTCGACCGTATGCGCTCGCAGGCCGCCGAGCAGGCGTTCCTGAGCGCCGCCGCGCCGGCGGCGCCGACCGGGACGCCCGCCACCTCTGGTGCCTCCGCCTAGCGCCGTCAAGGCCGCGCACCGGCGGGCGCAGCAGGCGGTGCAGGCCGCGCTGGAAGCGCAGCTGAACGGGCTCGTGCTCAGCCTGCCCGACCTGTCCGAGGAGACGCTGCACGGCTACTCGCTGGCCGCCTCCGCCCGCACCGCCGGCGCCCAAACGCGGGCCGGCCGGCTCGCGGCCGGGTTCCTGCTCGCCCTGGCCGACCGCCGCCGCCGCCGCCGCCAGCCGGTGCGCCTCGACGAGGCCCTGCACGAGGTGCTCGTCACCCCGGCCAGCCCTGTCGCGTACAGCCCCGTGTTGCGTGCCCGCAAGCTCGAGCCCGACCTGGGCCTGCCCGCCGCCCTGGCCGCGGCCGGCTCGTACGCGGCCGGCCTCGGCTCCGGGGACGTACAGGCGGCGCAACGTGCGGGCCTGGACGCCGGCGCCGCGGCGACCGGGGAGCACATCATCGGCTGGCGCAAAGAGCTCGACCCGGCCTGCTGCGACTGGTGCCAGCTCGTCGGCGCCGAACGGGTCTACCGGGCCGCGGACAGCGTGCCCTTCCATGAGCGTGACAAGTGTTCGGTGAGCCCCGTGCTCGCCGGCGACGAAGAGGAGGAGTGATGGCCGACAACGATCCAACCCCGGCACCCGACCCGACGCCGCCGACGCCTGACCCGGCCGCACCTGACCCGCAGCCTGGTCCGCCCGCCCCCGGGGGCGAAGACGCGAATGAGGTGCGCCGGCTGCACAACGAGGCCGCCAAGATGCGCCGCGAGCTCCGCGTCCGTGACGAGCGCATCACCGAGCTGGAACGTGCCTCGCAGAACGAGCAGGAGCGGGCCGTCGCCGACGCCCGCAAAGAGACGGAGGCGCAGGTGCGAGCCGAGCTGGACACCGAGCGCCGCGCCGACGCCCTGCGTGTCGCCGGCGCCGCCGCGCAGATGCACGATCCCGAGGACGCCGTGCACCACATCGACGCGGCGCAGCTCGGCGACGACCCGGCACAGTGGGCGGCCCGTGCCAAAGGCCTCGTCACCAAGCTCGTCGAGGAGCGCGACTACTACGTCAAGGCCCCCGAGAACGGTGGCGGCGGCGTGCGTGGCGTGCTCTCCCCGGGCGGCCGCGGCCAGTCCGCCACGGGTGGCATCCCGGCCGGGGAGGTGGACGACGCATGGCTGCGGAAGGCGGCACGGAGACGCTAGGCCGGCTGCTGCGGGTGACGACGCAGGCGGCCATGCTCGCCGTCGTCGTCGCCGTCGGCGGCGCGGTCGTGTTCCTGCTCTGCCTGGCCTGCTTCGTGCTCACCCGGGCTGTCACGTAGCCTTCGGGCTTCTCTCCTCCGTCTGCCGAGTCGAGAGGCACCACCCTGGGGGGCCGTTCGTAGCGGCCCTCCGGGCTTCTTGGTAGCGTTCGCCGTCCGGGCCAGCCAGCGGCGCCCGTGAGCCCCCAGCGGGGGACCGGCACAAGCTCCAGCGGAGCCGCCGGGTTGACCAACCAAGCAGTCCGTCAACCCTGGGAGGCCCCCTGTGGCTACGAACTACGAAGACCTACTGCCGGTGTCCGTGTCGAGCGAGGTGATCGAGGCGGTCGCCTACCAGTCCGCGATCATGAAGCTCTCGCGGACGATCCGCATGCCCGCCGGCGTCGAGAAGATCCCCGTCGTCTCCGTCGCCCCGCAGGCCGGGTTCGTGAACCCCACCTACGGCGGCCACAAGCCGCAGACGACCGTCGAGTGGACGTCGATGCAGATCGTCCCCGAGGAGATCGCCTGCATCGTCCCTGTTCCGAACGCCTTCATCGACGACGCCGGCTTCCCGGTCTGGCAGGAGATCCGTGACCTGATCGCCGGCTCGATCGCGTTCACGTTCGACGACGCCGCCCTGAACGGCAACGGGGCCCCCGCCACCTACCCGGCCGGTGGGCTGATCGCCGCCGCCGGCGGGCCGGCCCCCGCGACCGGTGGCGCGAACGAGTGGGACAACATCTCCGCCGCCCTCGGCCAGCTCGAGGCGCAAGGGTTCACGGCCGACGGCATCCTCGGCGGGGCCGCCCTGGCCGGGGTCATGCGCTCGATGTTCGGCTTCGCCGGCGTGATGCCGACGACGGCGGCGCCGACGACGATCTTCGGGCTCTCCTACGCGACCACGTCCGCCTGGGACTACACGAAGGCGCAGGAGATGGTCGGCGACTTCGACTACAGCCTGGTCGGCATCCGGCAGGACATCCGCTTCGAGATGTCGACCGACGGTGTGATCACCGACGTGGCCGGCAAGGTGCTCGTCAACGCGTTCCAGGACGACACGACGCTGATGCGTGTCTATACCCGGGTCGGGTACGCGATCGGCAAGCCGCTGGGTGCGATCCAGTCCGACGGCACCCGGACGGCGATGGCGCCGTTCTGGCTGGCCGGCGCCCCGGGCACCATGACCCTGGCCGCCCCGGCAGCGAAGAAGAGCTAAAGCCCGTGGCGGCGAGCGTCAAGAGCCTGCCCGACCCGCTGATCGACCCCGCGGACGTGATGGCCGCCTCCCCCGGCCTGTCCGAGGAGGACGCGACACGCGGCGCGCAGCTGGCGACGCTCGCCGTCACCGCCTACCTCTACCCGACCCCTGTCCCCGACCCGCTGTCCCCACCGGTCTACCTGGCCCTGCTCGAGCTGAGCGTGGCGATCGGGAACGCCCCCGAGGGTGGCAGCCCGATCGTCTCGGAGAGCCTGGGTGCCTACTCCTACCGCAAGGCCGACCCGGCCACCGTCGACGAGCTGATGGGCCTCTCCGAGCAGCTGCGGCGCCTGCTCGAGCCCTGGGCCAGGAAGTCCTGCGGCACGACCCGCATCTGGCCCGGCGAGCCGGCCGTCGACTGGCCGGTCGACTGGTGGCAACGCGACCTCGACAACCGGGAGGCGGCAGCCGACGCCGAGCTCGAGGTGGCAACCGGTGTGCCCGGGGTGGCCGGATGAGCAGCCTGCTCATCGACCATCTACTCGACCGGGACGGCACCCTGCTCGTCCGCTCGCAGACCGGGGAGGACGAGTACGGCGACCGCACCTACGGGGTCGTCGAACAGCAGGTGCGCTGCACGATCCAACCCGGGGGCAGCCGGGAGGAGAACCAGACCGGCACCCAAGTTTCGACCTGGC